CTTCTTTGCTAGTTCTACCAATCGCATCATCTGATTAGGGTCTGTTCCATTCAAAACGAATTGTGTTCTGCCTTGTTTGGGATTTTCTGTATGTAGTGATTTATGCCAACCTTCAAAAAGATTGGTATCAACTAGCATATGATATGCATCTCCAGGCAGTTTAGACCATGAACGATAGTAACATTTGTTTTTTAGTGCATAACCAGATTCGTATACTTCATGCATCATGCCACCATCTACACAAATTAGTGCATCTGGTGTGAAGTCACGATATAGTGCATTGCATCCATATACTGGGCCGCACGATTTGAGACCATCCAGATTTACATTCTTTCTGGACTCACCATTACCTAAAACAAATACTCTACTAGTCATGCTCTTTATATTTTACAGTCACATTCTGATATGCATTATTCCACTCTTGTGGTGTTGCATCCCATAATTTTTTACGATGTTCAACCCCAAAATCCTCAGTTGCATTAGATTCAAACGAATCCCAACCTTTACTACTATACCCATCTTCGGGAACAAAGTCAAGAGATTTTCCTTCTGGAATATGAAAACCAATCGCCCTTAGATAGTTGGTAAACTCTTGACACATATCATCCAGACTTGCATCACTAGGAATAGTAAACTCAACCGTAACTGGCAGTTGGTCTGGATAAGTATTTTCATAACTAAATTTGTGCATTACAATTTCTCCATTAGTGGGAAGATTTTAGCAATCTCCTTTGCACATGCTTGTGCTACTTGCATGTGTTCTTTCTGTGTTCCGTTCTCAGAACGTAACTCAATATAGTGAACCCATGAACGCAATGTTCCGTTCATATACAAACGTGTCTTTGTCAATCCTTCTGGTAGGACTGCACGAGCCTGTTCTTTTGCAATACCATTTGCAATTGCCCATTCATATACTTGTTTTGCCTGATTGATAATACCGTGTTGTTTACGTTGCCAATCAGTAATGATTTCAACAGTCTTTGCGTCTTGTTGAATAGATGGGTCATTCTCAATTTCGATAGAGTTCTGTCGATTTGTTGTGTCTTGTAAACGGCACTCTCTAACTGTAAATTCATTACCCATTGCAGAGGGTTCTGCATATCGTTGACTAAACTCTTGGAAAGAGAAAGAACGATGACGCACAATCTGGTGTGCAATATCACGAGTTGTTTCGATTTCGATACAAGCACTGACCATTTCTAATGGACTCCAGTGTTTGTGTTTGACTAGATACTTGATAAGTTTCTCAGAAGTTTCATGGTTTGCTTGATTAGCAGGATTTGATACACGAGCACAATATGCAATCAGTTCTTGGATATCTTCACCGACTACTAAAGAATCTTTATCAGTTTGACTGTAACTAATCAACCTTGCAGTTGTTAGCATTGGTTTTACTTCCTTATTTGTTTCCATCATCTTCTTTCTTTTTCAAACTCCAATTACCGTTTGGTAACTCTTCCCATAAAACAGTATCACCTACATCCCATCCAACTTGATTGATACAATCTGGGGGGAATTCAATATATAGTTCTTTTGTTTTGCCGTCTTGTTGAACTTCAACAATCCAGCTATTTTCACCTGTTTGTTTATATTTCATATTAACCTCAAGTAAGCAGTTTTAACACTTGCTTAGGTGCTGTGTTTTATTGCCTACGAGGACGTGGGCGAAAGTTCGCACCCTTGTTCGCAAGTTCACTAATGCGTTTAGAGAGGTCTTGGTCACGTTTGACCAACTCTGCATTATCAAACTCTAGAGACTTAACACGAGCAATCAACTCTTCGTTTTTTGCACGATAAAAATCTCTTTCACGAACTAGGTCATTCTGGTCTACCGACTCCATCAGAATGTCTCCTTAATAAGTTTGAGAAGTTGCACCTTGCATTTCTCTTTGTCGTAACTAAGAAATGCACCGTATTTGACGACTAATCGTCTATTGTCAGGCCATACTAAATCATCTTTAAGTTCCTTATCAAATTGCTTAACATACCCAACTAATCCTTGCAGAATAACCATAGTCTCTAGGTTAATTCGTTTTGCGAGGTAGTTTCTTAATAATACAGGATGTTGTCCTTTTTTGCAAGAGAAAATTGAATTAAAATCTTCAACTTGTGAAAAAATTAAAGACATGTCTTGAATGAAGTTGTAGGTTAGAGACTGTTTCCTTTTTAACCAGTTGTTGTAATTGGTTTCATTAAACTCACCTAACCAACCTTTGGGGGTAGACACAAAGTTACTGATGAAGTAATCTTCTGTAGACTCACCATACTTCCTTGCAACACGAGCAAAGAAGTTTCGGTCTTTACGTTTGATAAAAGAAGACTTAGAGGCACTTGTCTTGCCACCATATCTTGTATAATCATAATCAGACGTAAAGTGTAACTTTAGTCCAAGATACATTTGATAAGCATCAAATGCTTCCATCATTCACCTCAAATTGGTAGGGTTGCTACTCTAGGCAAGAAATTTAACTCTCTTGCATCTGCTTCAATCTTTTCTTTTAGGGGTTTTGAGATAAGTGGAGCAATAGAATCAGGCTCCATTTCGTGACGTTCACAATACTCAAGAATTGCTTCCATATAGTTGACCCCGCCTTTGCCTTCCTTCACTATCTCTTCAATAATCACTGCAAATTTTTTCGGTGTCATCACTGCTAACTCTTCTAAGTCCATCATAATCCTTTCAATGTGTGAGGGGAGCAACCGGCACTCCCCTCACGGTTATTAAGCAGAGCACTCAAATAAACGAGTGTTGCATCCACTTTACTCTTTTGTAGTTACGAAAGAATAAAGTTTTTCTGCCTGTTCTTTTAGTTCTTCTGGAGTATACATTTTTGGAACATATTTTTTCCATGCATCCAATGCTTGTTCAGCATTGTCTTTGTATAAATCCATTGCTTGGTGGGCAAGTGCCATGTTAGTGTCATATTGACGGTCTAACATTTCTTTTGCCATTGCAAGAACATCTGTTCTAATTTGATATGGGTTTGACATATTTTTCTCCTTTGTGTGTGTTATGTCTGTGTGTTGTGAACTAACCGTTGATTCACACGAGTGTATTAAGGCACTACCCTTCAAATCTACTTCTGAATAAAATATCCAGAATCTTTTGTTTCTTCCACTCTTCTAGTGCCTTCCTATAACACCATGTTTGGTATAAAGTCATAACACTTCTCCTAATTAAAGTTAAAGTGCGTTCCTTCGCATTGTGCTACTTCCGTCCTAAAAGGATGAACGAATGATAGGTTATTCTGTTGCCAAGGAACCTATCGAAACTCCGTTACCTAGTTAGACTAGGCGGCAAGTGCAAAAGTATTATCGTTTGCAGTTACAAGTTTTGGTCGATTACGAAACCATCCGACAGTTCTACTCGCATCTATCCTCAACAGTCGAACCTATTTCGCCCCCATCATAACTACTCTCAAGCAGTGATTCACTATCTCATCTAAGAGTAGTTATGGTGGAGGCGGTGGGTATCGCACCCACGTCCTGCCTAAGTGTTGAATTGTATCAACAAACTGTATTTTATTTATACCACTTTGACCTTCTAAAGTCAAGAGTTAAATAGCTTTATCTTGTATCACTGGGCCGAAATTTCCACCACTTGATACTATGCATCCAATTTCATCACCACCAATGAATAGAGTGAATATTAAACTGTATGCATAACTTTCTGGATTCACAAAAATATACATTCCATGTCTTGCGAAATCCAATTGTCGAGTTTCTAAATTAAGAAGTCTAGAAACTCCTATACCAGAAGCAATTGGAATCTCATCATGTTTTTCTCTTAATTCGTTTCTCAACTCTTCAAAAGATTTACATGGAAAGTTTCCAGTTATAGCTAACTCTGGTTCTTGAGCATTAACTGCTAGAGGCAAACCCAGCATCAGAATTAGTAGTAGTAGCCCCAATTTGTTCGTCATTTTCTCTTTCCCATTCAGAGACGAATTGCTCCACCGTCTCTACGAGAAGAGGAAGATATTCGTGTTTCTTTTTAACGAACTCTTGAACCTCCCCATCTTCTGTTACACAAAGAATGACAATCTGTTCGATTGGAGTTCCAGTTCGTTCTTCAAACATTTCTGCATAAGCAGATGCCTGAATGTAGTAGTCCAGATTGTAATCGTCATTTCGTGATGAACGAGATGTTTTAAAGTCAATGATAGATGGAACTCCATCATATTCTGCGATACAGTCTACACGACCCGCTACCTTATATTTATCACTCCACAACCCACATTCTTGTGCGTAGATGTTATTTACTTTTTCTGTAAGGATAGGTTTTAGTTGTTGAAACAAACAGAATGGAAGAAACTCACGGTTATCCTTTTCCACTTCATGATTGTTCAAAAAGTCTTCCACCATCTTGTGAACCTTAGTTCCACGATGTGCAGCAGTGCGAGCAATGTAATTTGCAACATCCTCACCTACACGTTTACGCCATTCTGCAAGTCCTTCTTTCTTACGAACAGAAAGAACTGTAGTAATGGATGGAAAGATTCCACCGTCTGGTGTTAAATAGAAACGCTTACGATTAACGTTCTTAGTCTTTACTTCTGGGATATCTACCCCGATATGATTAAACATAGTTTTCACCTTTTGATATTTTCATGTTGTATTATAACTAGTTTATAACGTTATGTCAATAGATTTTAACCTTGACCACGATATTTTTTATATGAACGTTTTGATGATTTGTTCATACTACTCATCTTAGGTCTCCCACGTCCAATAGAGGTTCTCTTTGGAATTCTCTCATGAACAGAAACCTGTGGAGCATATTTTGCCATTAACCGACTCCCATTTTGATTTTGTTAATTAGATAGTTCTTTACAAAACCAGAACGAACAATATCACCAATGTTGAATTCAATATTTTCAAACTCATTCATTGCTTCTAGGATTTTCATGAAGGTTACGATACCTTCCTTTTCGTATTGTTTTTGTAAATCGGTTTGCATCACATCACCACAGAATATGATTTTAGAATCTTGTCCAACACGAGTTGTTATCGAATCAAGTTCATGGAAGTTCAAGTTTTGACATTCATCTACAATAATGATTGCATTGTCTAGTGTGATACCACGCAAGAAAGATGTAGTCAAAAAGAACAAACTACCTTGGTTCTTTAGACGGTCATACAGATTTGCGAATGCAGTTTCGTTTGGTTGTTCAAACATAAACTTAACCATGTTCTGATATGGAACTTGGAACAATGCTGTCTTGTCCTCTTCATCGCCAGGCAAGAACCCAATCTCACGAGTTGGAACTGCACTACGAACTAGATAGACAGTATCATATGGTGTTCGGTTATCCAACACTTCTTGCATTGCAAGATACAGAGAAATAAATGTTTTACCTGTTCCTGCTGCACCATAAAGGAAAAGGTTCTTTCCTTTTTTATAGGCATCAAATGCTCTCTTCTGGTTTTCAGTGATTGGTTTCACTGATACCATATTGTCAATTCTAATATCTTTTGCTTTTGCCATTATTCACTTTTCCATTTTTTTCTGTGTTTATTAATTACTTCTTGTGTTTTAATTTCTTTAATTGATTTCTTACCATACCTTTGTGCAAGGGGACTATCTGGGTGTGCCTCAGATGCCTTTGCAAAGACTTCATCTAGTCCACCGCCAGGCTTTACACCACCAGAACCAAGTCCACTGACCACCATTGGGGCACCAGTAATAAGTTGTTTCATATGTGGATTGTCTTTTACGAATTCATCTCTTTCTGCAATTCGCATTGTTATTTCATGAACGTCACCTGTATTGGTGTCTTCAAATGTGTAATTAGGCATTATCTTCCTTTTTTGTGTATTTACTCTTGTCTTTGGAAACCATAAGACAATCATGTTGTATTGCAGCAATCATATTATCAATTTCTGCGGTTGTTGATTTATTAATGCCATATTTCATTTCTCTGAGCATATCTGACATCTTCTTAATACTATCTATCTTGTCACAAAAGTCACTTATTTTATGTAACATATGAAGTCTCCATCCAATTCGGAATATTTCTATT